TCATTTAAGATATACGATAATCGTACGCCTTGGATATAAAGTTCATTTTGGACATGAATTACTTCAACACCATCAATAGTATGTGTTGTAGTGTCAATAGACACTTCTTTCAATCCAGCTTGTGCGCTCTGGTTAAATGTTATTCTTTGACCGTACATGTTGACGGCACTTTTAACATTGCTTCCACTTCGTCCATTCCATATTTGTAGTCCTGCTATTGTGTGGTCCATTTGTTGTAATCCGTTTCGATTACTTAATAATGCGGTATATGATGCGTCAACACCGTTGATGTTACCAGCACCAAACGCAAGATACTGCAATGGACGGTTTGGAAATTGGTTTCTTATACCTACTCCAAAGCCGTTCATATCAATTTGACCTGTTTGCAAGTTGAAAGTAGTATTCCCGTTTAGTGAGGAAATGCGTCCGCCTTTAATATGGTCTCCAGTAAAATCAACGTTTTTGATTTTTGTAATCGTTGCTTGCTTTGCGAACAATTCATCGATAAACGCTTGTTGCGATACTAGTCTTTGAATTAATGCAGTATCAATTTTAATCTTATCAGCCGTAACAGAGCCAACGTCTAGAGCGTTGGCAGTAACTGACCCTGCAGCAATCTTACTTGCAGTTATCGCACCGTCCACAATCATGTCGGACTTGACTTTGATTTTAGGGGCGATGATGTCAACTCCTCTAGGGCTTGTGGAAATGGTAGAGGCTAACTGTTCGCCCGTTAATGTAGTAGAACCAATCGTCACACCTTCCGATGTCACTTGAACCCTAGCGCTGTTAGAAGCGTCTCGAACTTCCTGCCTGATTTCGTTTGCCGTTTGTGCAATCGCACTCTTAACATTCGTATCGAAGAACTGAGTCAACGCTCCTTGGTTACTCTTCTGGATTTTGCTCCAAAGTGTGCTGTTTTGGTCTCTCAATTCCAGTTCGATAGAACGCATATCCTTAAATAGCCCTGACAGGGTACGTTGGGTAATAGTTGGTTCAACGAAACTGGTTGGAAAATCCCCTTGTTCGATTTGGATATCTGTTAACACTGTATCTCCAGCGCATCCCATGTGATGAAGCTTCAACAGTTCATCTCGTGATTGAGGTTGAAATACTTTATAATATCGGCCATTATGCTCCGAAGCAGGCGCACGGACGTTTTGAATAGTGATGTCCATTTATTAACCTCCGTAAACTTTAATAGGGATTGAACCATAGAAACTTCTATATCGGTTAAATCCAGTTTTGCGTTCAAATTCTTCTAGGGACTCAGTGAAAGTTACATAAGTTTTGCTCTGTCTATTTTCGATTTTAGAAATCGAAATTTCTTTTCCGTTTATCTCGACAGTTTTTATCTTGTTTTGTGAAAAATCCTTATTTAGTGTTATTTGTTTATTATGACTATCATAATTGATTGATACGTCACCGCTAAATAACAGTCTTATTTTCACCCAAACAAGCTTTGCGCCAATATAACGATGAGTCACTTCTTTGTTTCCTACATAAATTCCTTCTCTAGCCATACTACCTCCTACTCGTATACGTCGTAGATAGTAGTGCTATCTTTAGTAGAAAGTGCGTCATACTGGGATTTGGAACCAAACCAATATTTTAGAGGTTGTCCACCGTTTTGATTAATAATATTTTGACCAGGCGCGCCGTCTGCTCCTCTAGGTCCTGTAGGTCCTGCTGGTCCTTGAGCACCTCTTGCACCGTCTGCTCCTTTAGGACCAGTTAAACCGATAGGTCCTTGTTCTCCACGAGGCCCAACGTCTCCTTTTTGTCCTGGCGTTCCGTTTTCCCCTCTAGGTCCTGCTGGTCCCATTGGGCCTTGAGCACCTTTTAAACTCTCTCTTTGTTGAGTCGTCAGCTCCTCGAATCGCATGACCCCGTCCGCACCTTTTGGCCCTTGTTCGCCACGCTCTCCGCGGTCACCTTTTGGCCCTGTTAGATACTGTAAGGCTGTGAATTGGTCACGACCGTTCCCGACTTTGACTTTGCCTGTGTCGCTCTCAACGCCCAATTCGCCATCAAGCAGAATAAGAGGGCTATTTGCCCAATCGCTAGATGACATGCGTTTATGCTGTACTCTAATTGGAATTTTTTCCGTCATGCTACACCTCCATCAAAAATAAATGTTGGATTTTCGTTCCAACTTCCGTCATAACTATCATTCTGACCGTCCGCAACCGTCTTATAGACTGGTTCTAAATCAACCCGATTTGTCCGATTATCAATCATAACTGACTGTGTCACGTTTTGGTACCAGTCCCCTGTGAATGTCAGGCGATAAGCACCGTTGTATACTGCTAATACTTGTTCCTCTTTCTGAGTCAAGTCTTTATCAATCTCTGGCATAACCGTATTAGTAGTAGGTGCGAAATGAACATGTCCACCATAGAACGGCGTTTTGTTCACAATTACAGTCACATCCGTCTTTCCATAAGTCGTACATGTTGCTGACCAACTGATAACGTACTGTTTACCTAGCTCAAACCCTTCACCGTTATGTCCAACTTCGACATAATCAGTACCTAATGCAATCTTCTTAGCAGTGCTACCATTGAGGCGATTCTTGTTATACTTAGCGGTTCCATCACCACCAATTAGGCCAGCGTTGATTCTTGCGGTCTCGCTGACCTGTTCTAATTTCTTACTCAATTCAGCAATTGAATCCGCACCGCTCATCAACTCTTCACGGATACGCTTCAAGAACTCAGGGCGCTCTTTCTCCACTTCTTCATGGATTTTAGCACTAAAATCTTCAGCTTTGTTTTTGTATTCTTTGATGACGTTATCAAGTTCAAGCCCTATAATACGAACCTTTTCGTCTATTTCTTTATTCCGTCTTTCAACTTCATTCGCAATAGCTTCATGAAATAGCGATGCACTAAAACCGCTTATTGCATCTTTGATAGATTGTTGACGTGTTGCACGGTCTTTAGCTTGTAAGGTTTGATAATCGCCTAATTCAGCAATTGAACGGTTATTATCTAATTTATCGATGACCAATTTATGGATTCTAGCTTCAAAAGCAATCCCAATTTGGTCTCTTACGATTCCGACGCTATCTCCAATCCAAATATCCTGCTCAATCGCATTTGCTAAATCCAAAAGGTTAGCTTTAAATGTTACGATTGGAACGGATAAGCGTTGTAACTCTTTGTAAGTAGCTTTTAATAATTCAGTAGGGTCTTCAATATCCTCGTTTGTATATACACCAAAACGATGCTTAATAACGCCATCTTGATGTAGTCCATAGATATTTCTAGCAGTTTCATTTGTTACATAATTCTGCCCTGCTGGCTTGTCTACAGGGTCGCCATTTGCAACCGACCAAACAACGTCTTTAAACTGGATTCTTCGACCGTAACCGCCTGTAGCTTCACCGTTGTCATCCGTGCTTTGTTCACCCTTACCACGCCCAATCAAGGCTGTTACAACGTCATCAGACGATTCTTCATAGGTAACATTTAAAATGTTAGTGCCATACTCGAATTGATGACCTGTAACGTGTCCGAAGCGTTGATTCAAGTCGATGTATCGTCCGATTATCTTATTTTCTACAAAGGTATATCTAATCTTGAACTCGCAAGCGTAAGATTCAATTATTTTAACGAGCGCTTGACGAACTGAAATATAGTAAAAGCTCAATTTCCCTGTCCGAGTCAAGCCATCTACATTCCCTAATTGGTAGCCTGTTCCTTCTAAAATTCCGCCTAATACTTGTTCAGCGGTTCCCTTAGGACGCTTATTCTCGATGATGAATGAATGTAAGTCACTTTCTGCCCTGTCTATACCTTGAATAGTCAATCCGATGTCGTAAGACTTTTCGGAAATTCTAAATAAACAAAAAGCCCCGTCTCTCGATTGAAAACCGAAAAACTGGGCTTCTTTGATAATGTTAGGCTTGTAATCTACAGGGATTTCAAAACTTGCTCTATCAAACTGATTCAATTCAATCGTGTGTGTAAAATCCGCAAGGCTCGCTTCATCGATTACATCAATCAATTCTTCCATTTGATTAAATAAGTAAATCATGCGAACACCTCTTTGTACTGGATATCATTCAACGTAGCGCCCTCAACTTGGAATGTATTCACGCCTTTTTGAAGTTTGAAATAACGACTGTTAACCACATCAAAGTTCATCAACTCGTTTCTTCCGTTTAACGTGATTTCTCTAGTTTCACAATTAATTACCAGACTTGAATCTTGAACGTAAGTAGCTTTTAATCTGATATATTTTTGTGTTTCAAGGTGTAAGATACGAATTTCAGAACTTTCTTTAGTTGTAAGGTACAAGATAGGCTCCGTTGGAAAGTCCCCGTTATAAGTAACTTTGTTGCTTCCTGTGCTTTTAGGCTCAGTATATTTAAACGGGTCATAACAAATAAAATGCAACTTGATAACTGTATCGTTTGCATCTTCCAATTCAGGCTTCTTAACTTTAGAAAAGATTGCTTTGTAGTATCTTTCTCCATCATCACCAAACTCTAATTTCTTAGCTTGACGGGAAAACAACAAGCGGTTTAAACGCTCATACTGTTTTCGCATGCCTAAATCAGTATAGCCTGTTAGTCTAACCTGTACCTCAATCTCACGCTCTTTATAAGTAGCACCATAGAGATATTGACCGTCTCGACCTTTTATATTCGCTGTTTCATGGTGAAAATCAAGGACGTCCCGTCCTGTGGTATTCGCCACAAAAAACGTTCCGTCCTCGTTATTCATTTCTTGATTGAGGCTTACACCGCCAAATTGAACTTCTAAACCAGAGTTAAATGTTGGCGTGCCTTTTGTTGTGTCATTAAAAGTATACATTTAAACCACCATTAAAGGCTTGAAGCCTTCAATCTTATCCTTTCTTCTTTACTTTGGATGTTAGAAATATCTGAAACAAAGGCTCTGAAATCATTTGAGCCTAGAGCGAGGTTAATAATAGCTGGCTCTTTCGTCTGGTTGACTTCATAAGTAGCTGATAATGTACCAGATACGTTATTTGAGAAATCGCCCTGCAGCGCATTAGACATCGCTGAAACTCTAGAACCTGCGTCATCGAACATTGAACGAATACCGCCAGCCATTCCAGACACATTGCCTTTCACAACTTCAAAACCGCTCATTAAAGCTCTATTGAAACCGCCCATGATAGCAAACCCAGCAGGGATAAGCAATCTGCGGTCATAAGAGATAGGCCCTTTGTGTGTTGCAATCCAGTTAGCAACGCCTCCGATGAAGTCTGTAACAGCGCTCCATGCAGCTTTCAATCCACCTAGGAATCCATCCATGATAGCTCGTCCAGCTCCTGATAAGTCGATGTTCCATAATCTATCAAAGAATCCACCGATTGCATCAATTGCGCTAGAAACTCCGCCCTTAAGTGCGTCCATCGCACCCAAGAAACCTTCTTTCATAGCGTTCCCAACGTTTACTACAGTCTCTTTAATCGCGTTGATAGTTGTTGAAATGATACTCTTAATACCATCCCAAATTGTGGTTACAGTATCTTTAATAGCTCCCAAAACGGTACTAATGACGTCCTTAATTGCATTAATGACAGTCGATATAACTGTTTTAATACCTTCCCAAACAGTCTGAGCTATTCCTTTAATAGCCTCCCAAGCACCACTCCAATCTCCTTTGATTACAGCGGTAACCGTGTTAATAATTCCAGCAATCACATTCAATACAGTTGAAATAACCGTTGAAATAACAGTCCATACAGTCTGGACGATTGTAGTAAATACATTCCAAATTGCATTCCATACGCCTTGGACAATCTGCATACCTGTTGAGATGACGGTTTGAATATTCTGAATAGCAGTTGAGATAAACGTTTGAATAGCAGTCCAAACCGCTTCGACGATAGGTTGAATTGTATTCCATGCTGTAGTAGCAACTGAAACCACACCATTCCAAATTGAGGTCATGAACTCAAGGAAACCATTCCACAATCCTTTGATTGTTTCGACGATAGGAGTAAGGAAATCAACAAAACCATTCCACGCAACAGTAGACGCCTCTGTAATTCCTTTCCATAGGTTACTAAAGAACTCTGCTATCCCGTTCCATACGTTTTTAACCGTTTCAACAACAGCCGTAACAACTTCGACAATACCATTCCAAACCGTTTTAGCGATTGAAACAATACCGTCCCATAATGTCGTAAAGAACTCCGTCAAGGCGTTCCATACATTCATTAAAGCCTCCACGATTGGTTGTGCGCCTTCTAAGAAGCTATTCCAAACATTCGACGCAAACTGTGTAATGCCGTTCCAAAGCCCAGAAAAGAACTCTGTAATGCTGTTCCATGCGTTCTTGATAGCTTCGATTACTGGTTTAGCTGTCTCTAAGAAACTATTCCAAACATTCGAAGCAGTTTCCTTAACGCCATTCCATAGGTTAGAAAACCATTCGGTAACGCCATTCCAAGCATTTTTAATGCCTTCCCAAGCTTTGGAAGCGATGTTGACAATGCCATCCCATAAACCTTTGAAGAAGTTTCTGAAACCTTCGCATTTGTTCCATAAAATAACAAAAGCTGCACCAATTGCCACGACTGCGGCAATCACTAAACCGACTGGACCGAGGAAAGCAACGATTGCTGAAACTGCTGAGCCAATCCATCCGCCTACCTTACTGAAGATATTCAAACCGACCATTGCACCTTTAGCAAGTTTTGAACTTCCAGCCATGAAAGTTAAGGCTGAACTAGCGGCTTGTGAGCCTTTAGCAATTCCACCTAAAGCTTTTGCCACTCTTGTAAAGCTTGCTAAACCACCAAAAACGGCTTTAACTGCGCCAATTCCCTTACTTAGTCCTATTAAGGCGCTTGCCACTGGTTTTATTGCCCTTTGAGCAACCTTAAACCCAATAAAAGCTTTGGCGATTGCTTGAATTTGTTCAGGGCTTAGGCTTTGAATAATTTTAGCAAAAGCTTTTATCGCTTCAGAAGCTACTGATAATCCTTTCCCAATCTTTTCACCAAAAGAAGCCACATCTCCGCCAGAAAGTGATGAAAATACTTTCTTGACAGCTTCCCAAACTTCGCTCAATGCCTGTTTAAAATCAGAGATTGCGCTCGTATTTGTGAAACCTTGCCAAAATTCCTTTATTTTAGCAGTAGCTGAACCCACGAATGATGTTATTTTTCCGATAACTGCTTCAAAGTCAATCTTGCTTAAAAAGCCTTCTAGATTTGTTGCTAACTTATTGAAATCAACCTTATCAATCTGATTCATAATCGCTTCTAAAGCCTTGATTCCTGCTTTAGATAATGTGTCAAAAGCGGGCTTTAGTTTGTTTGATAGTGACTCTTTCAAACCGTCCATCGCTTGGTCAATCGTCTTGTATTGAGTAGCCATATCTTGCATGGATGCCCCAGCACGTTTAAACGCTTCGGCGAAATCATCGGTTTTAACTTCGCCTGCTTGAATTTTGGTAATCAATTCGTTAAGCGACAATCCCATTTGTTTAGCAACTTCGCTCATACCTGCTGGAGCTTGTTCCATCATGATTTTAAAATCTTGCCATGTTAACTTCGGTTTAGCTAAAGCCTGTACCATTTGTTGAGATAAGGATTTCATCGCTTGTTTAGGATTTTCAGACGATGCCGCAAGGCCACCCATAGCCTTTACAAGCTCGTTGCTATCGTTTCGACCAATCGCCGCCATTTGAGAGAACGTACTAGCCATGTCTGAGGCTGAGTAGATAGTCTTAGTCGCATAGTCCTGCATTGCCTCTTTAGCTTCGTTGATTTGGTCTTTTCCCCAACCTAGCTTACTGAGGTTTCCATCAAACGTATCCCAAGCCTTTTTTGAGCTGTTCAACTCTCCGACCATTTCGCCCATTGTATTTTTGATACTTCCAAAAGCGGATGTAATCGCAGAGCTGACGAGATTAGCACCAAGCATAGACTTGAACATTGACGAACTCTTATTTGAAATCGTATCGAACGCATTCGACGATTTTTGAAGTCCGTTGATTGCTTTTTGTAGTCCGTTCAAAGTAGAACTCATTCCCTTATCGACTGCTGTAAGAACCGCCTCGACTGAATAAGTCTCTGCCATTATACTCCTCCTTTCCTTACGTATTTGCTCTCAGTAAAAGTTCTTTCTCTTTGTCTGAGAGTTGATACTTTTGTTTAGTATCTCTTTTCTTGTAGAAATCACTGTATTTTCTATACAAAGGAGTTTTGCCGTCCGACTTTGTAGCCTCTACCTGTCTAGTTAACCAAGCAGAGCGATGTAAGAGTTCGTCTTCATCCTGCTTTCTTAATAATACACCAGTCATCAATAAGTCATATTCGTACATTGTCATACGACCAATCTCATTCATGTCCGTTATATTTAAAAATCGAACACAATTAATAATGATTTCCTCGAACGTTTCTAAAGATGATTTCTCAATTATTTCTTCTTGAGACCTTGGTTCATCTCCTGTAACAAAGACTTTCCTGCGTTTGACTCGCCTAATTCTTGAATTACTTCATCGAATAATTTTTCTAAGTCTTCGCACTCTTCAACGTAAGTTTCAACCTCAGTCAATGAAGGACGAGGACTTTCTGTAACCGTTCCATAGTAGATAATATCTGCCAATGATGCGATATTCTTAGCGTATAATTCTGGAATTTTAGCAGATAGAGCCATTCCAAATTTCAATCCTTGTTGCTCGATTGGATAAGCTTTATCCAACGCACGAACGAATTTCACTCCGAATTTAATGTTGTAAGTTTTATCATTGATTTTTAATTGCATTGTTATTTCTCCTTTTTCTAAAAAATACAATAAAAAAGAGAGGCGTTAACCTCTCTTAATTTCTAACCACCGATTCCAGGTACTCCCGCTACTGGACTTGCTGGACTAGCTGTTCCTTTTGTTGTATCCGCGAATTCATATTGAACCACTTCAGCTTGACTAGCGTTAAGAGTAGCATATCCCTTAACACCAGTACCGTTTACTGCGAATTCAAGTTCTAATTCGATTAAGTCTTCAGCATTTTTAGTTTTCTTGAATGATGTTAAGTAACCTTGATAGTATACTGATTCGAATTTATCGCCTTTTTTCTTAGCGTTTTTCTCGATTTCCCAAACTTCAACAAGTTCACCCTTGTCCATAGCTGTTTCTAGCTTAGCAACAAGCTCATCGTCTTCCGCCATGATTGTAGTAGCAGTGATTGAAACCTCAATACCGCCTACAGATTGTAAAACTCCGTCTTTAGTTTTAACCGAGTTAGTGTCACGGCTCTTTTCTGTTGAGTGTTCAGTTTGGAATGCTAACTTAGCACCGTCTGCTTTGCTTGCTTCGCCTAATAAGCGAAATAATAAAATACTGTCAATACCTTTTTTTGCAACTGGCATTTATTTAACCTCTTTCCTTATAAAATTGTAAATACTAGACGAACACGACCACGCTTCAGCGGTTCGATTGCCGTGTTGTCGTCAAAAAGCGATACTGTAGATTGCGAGATATTTAAGGCTATATGATAGCCGTCTGCCTCACTAATCTTCATCGCTTCAGCTAAGATACTCGAACACATATCTGATACTTGTTTTCGTTTTTTACGGGTACTCCACACCGATAAAACCAACTCGACTGTACCTTTCACGTCCGTTTTATTTGGCACGAGTATAGAAGTAGTATCTTCCAACTCTACAAACGGATAAGGCGCGTCGTCGTCTGGCTTATAGTCGTATGTTTTATACCCCAACGAAAGACAGCGTTTAAACACGCTATCAAAAATTGCTTGTTCTCTTGATTTCATTTAACCAACCTCTCCAAATCATTTTTAAATAGTTTTTTCTGTTCGTCAAAAGCTGGTTTGATAAACGGTTGTGCGCTCATTTTGCGAGTTCCTAATTCAACATAAGCAGCGTAACTAGTGCCTGGTGCAACTCTATATCTAAATCTATCTATCTTGCTACTGTTAACAGAGATAGAACGTTTAGTCGCCCCTGTCGGTTTGACAAAATGTTTATTTTTGCCTCGACCCTCATAGTGCCCTCTGAACTTGGAAGCGTTGTTTACTGCTTTTTTCTGCATTTCAGTACCGTGTTTCTCAACGATGCGCTCAACCTCTTCCATTTTAGCGACTCTTTGAAGTTTAGTTTGAAGTTTTTCAAGGCCTTTTAATTCAAATTGTAAGCTACCCAACTGAATTATCCTTTTCTAAATAGAATACTCTTCCAGACTGCTTATCTGCTCTACATTTATAACGTTCTTTGCGATAGTTTAGATAAGTGAATGAGATTTTAGGCGTGTTTTGGAAATAAACCACTTTTGAACCACGTTTATACTCTCCAAATACTGCGACCTGCTTATCAATGCCCAAGTCCATTACATGAACTGGGACAATCAATCCTACTCCCTCGCTAGAGGTATATTCGCCTGTTTCTGGATCATACTCTTCTTGTTTCTTAGCGATAATCTCCACTCTTTCATTGTATCTCATAACATTTTAAACCCCGCATTGAACGTTTTTGAACATACTCGCTTAATCACACTATCGTATTCTTTGAAATCATCGAAATCAAACCTCATTGAGGCGCCTTCGAGGGATTGACTACTCATCCCCTCAGCACCAATTCTATTAAATCGTTTAATAATAACCTCGGTAATAATATACTCGAGACCTTCTGGAACATCATCCACGCCTGCGTAAGCTAAAAAGTTAGCGGTCGTCAACGTAGCGATTGTTGTTAGTAACTTATCTTGGAGATTGTCTTCAATCCCCAATAATATTTTTGCTTGAGCGATATTTTCCATGCTATCCCTCCAATAATACTGCGATAAGTTCCTCTTTGTTCAATGTTGAATAACCTTCGATATTGCGTTCTCTAGCGATATCTTTCAACTCTTTAACTGTTAATTCGCTATAGTTAATAGTTTCAGTTTCAGCAGGCTTTTCAGGGTGATGTCGTCGTAACATCATCCCCATTAAACATTTCCTCCGAATTTAACAACTTTTGTAGGGTCGTATAAGTACGCACCGTAGTGTTCATCACCAGTGATAACAGTTGTTTTCTTAAGGATATCACGGTCTGTTTCAACAGCCACATCGCGTTTAAGGTTAAGAACGAATGCTCCGTATTTAGCAACATCGTCTGTATCTGTTTCTGTAGCTGATACTTTAACAAGGAATCCTTTCCCTTTGTCTACTTTATTAGAACGTACAATTTGAACACCATGAGTTTCACCGAATGTTCCAGAAATAACGATGTTAGCGCCAACCTCTGAACCACGAATCCATTCTTTTGCAGTATCAGCACGTAAAGCAATAGCATCTTCAGAATTGATAATCGCAACATAACGTGCGTCTTCTTCGTCTGCAAATACTGCTAAAGCTTTATCAAGTGCAGCACCAGTTGTAGGAGCTTCCGCAACGAATTGAGTTGCTTTCTTAGCCTCAACGATTAAGTCGTTATCTACTTTGTTGGCAATAGCTAAAGCGATTTGGTGCGCAGCTTGGCCTAGAGGGTCGCCGTATCCTGATAAAAGAGCTTCGTCTGTTACTTCGATACCTTTACCAGCTTTTTTAATAGTCATTGTAGATTTAGCAGTAGTTAATTGGTC